ACCGCCACCGCTCGGAGCATTTTCAAGAGCAATAACGTCAAACCTAAATTGCCCGGATCCATCGCTCTCGATCATCGAGTCCAATCGCGTAAGAACCTGCAACGTACCAACCTCCGTTGCGATCTCTGTTGCCGCATCCGCTGCCAATGCCCTAGCCGACAACGCACCCGTAACGAAGGCATCCTCAGGTATCGAATTAGGCTCGGCATCGTGAAGCACGGATGCAACATGATGGCTACCCGTTACCGCAACTGATCGCTGCGTTGACGATCCTATCAACACTTGCTTGCCGAAGGAATCGGTGGGCCAAGTTGCAGTCGTGAGTTGCTGCCAAACAACAACGCCGATATCGGTAATAAGATCGTTTGCATTAAGTGCATCCGAACCAAGTTCGCTGACAACGTCCACCGTCGTGACGTTTGGTATCGTAACGCCCGTCTGCGTTGGCTGTAGCAACACTCGACCGCTTCCGTCGATGCTCAACGATGCAAAGTTGCTAGGGAACGACTGCGTTAGGCTGTAGCCGCTCTTGTCGTTATTGGTTGATACCGTCACTCCGTTAGTCACGCTTGTGACCGTAGGTATCGTCACGCCGGGCTGAGATGCCGCTAGTGTTACGCCACTTGCCGCTGTTATGTTCGTGGTCGATGCGACCGTTGCAGGGAATGTAGCCGCAAGAAATCCAGTTGGCTGCGTGTATGTTGCCATTCGACTTGATACCGCCGCATCTATACGCGATAGGCCGAACCCGTCAGCGTCCTGATAGTTTACCGCATCGATTTCGTACTCGATAAGGACCGGAAGCATATTAGCAACGCCACGAATCCTGATCACCACAAATGGAACGCCAGACGCAACCGCCGCATTTGGCGGATCAATCTCGTAGGCTCCATCCAGCGAACCATCCGCGACTATGCCGCCGCTGGTATATGTGCCGAGAGTCTTGCTTACTGGAGTCACCGAAGTCCAAGACGATTGACCAGCCCTTCTGTACTCAAACACAAGACCGCTTGATGCGTGAGTTACACCCGCAAGACCTGCGCCGGTTGTGCTTGTTGTGTCTCTGACAAAGATGGGTAGTGATACGCTCGTTGATCCGCCAGTTTTTCGCTTGCTCATTATCCGTCGTATCCTCCGCTAAATGCGTTTGGTAGCATCAATCCGCCACCGCCACCACTTACGCCGTACACCGCCGATTCGACAAGTGACAAAACAAAGGTCCGCCATGCCGCCGAGTTGGTGACTGTCACGTTAGTTGACGGCCAGATGGTCGTCCGGCTTAGTTGATAGTCAAGCCTCGTTTGCCATGCCGAACCATCCGTCGCGGATTGTGCCAATGTCATACCGCTCGGACTCGATAACGTATTCGCCGAGTTTCGATTTGCAACCCAGCCAACAAGAGCTTGATCGCTCGCGCCCGTTTGAAATGTATTAGCCGTTTGCGCCGTGTAGTTGATCGTCGTACTGTTTGCGTTGTTAGTGCTAAGGTAGTTGGGGAAAATCAGCGTATTCGGATCGCCTCGCCAAACTGACGCAAAGATTTGCGTTGCGTTTGTCCATGTGCCGCTAGTCTCTGCGTTGCTTTGTGCGTGCTTGTACGCAATCGCCAGCGAACCTAGCGACTGCGACAAACTAACTCGCGTTATCCATCCGCTAGGAATTGTTGGCACTGTCGCGGAATTGTCGCGGTATGCAAAAAACAACAACAGGTCACCTGCTGCGTGACTTGGCATTGTTATTGTTGTCGCGTTTGCTGTGTCGCTTCCTTGTAGGGCAATTGTCACAGGGTAGGCTCCGTATCAGGGCTTCCGTCCCACGCTTCCATTGCGGCACAATAGGCATTGTATCGCGTCGACGCAATCATCTTCTTTTCACGCTTGATCGCTCCAAGTTGCATCCCGCTCAGGACAGTTGCAACGAGGCTTTTATTGGGAGCGAGATTGTGCAACTCAAGTAGGCTCACAACTCGCTTGACATGCTTTGCCAGTTTCGACGCATTGGGCACCAAGCCAGCCGCTTCAAACAGGTAGAGCGTCTCTTGAATTTCCGGTCGCGTCAATTGCAATCCAGGTTGCCCACCAAGAGCGTAAACCGCCCACTTCGAGCCGTTGTTTTCAAGTGCTGCCCGCAGTGCTTCGGTGCCATCATTGCCTAGCACGTCTGCAACGCCGCCCCATGTGTAGTTGTCGCTGTCAAGGTATTGCCAAGCAAGTTCATTCAGTTCCGCCCACACTTCATCGATTGTCCTAGTCTGCCAATCGTCAATCTGTTCAATCAGGTCGCTTACTCGCATTATGCACCCCTCAATAATTTGCCGATTTCCGTTTGGAGCGTTTCAATTTTAGCCCAAAGTCTTTCGCGGTCGCTTCGGCATTCTTGGAGGTCTGCCCGTGTTGTTTTCTTTTCCTCAACGAAGAAGCGAAACAGGACGGCTATCGCTGTAGATTGCACGCCGACGATGCCAGATCCGATGATGTAGATTAATGATTCCTGAGTCATTTCGCCAACTCCGTTGCAAGTCGCTCTAGTGTCATATAGCCGCTAATTTCAACCGTCTTATCGCCATCCGTAACGATGAAATGAGGCAACCTTTTAACATCGTCGGGATTGCCATAGGCGAAAGTATAGCCGGCTTGATCGAACTTCGCTTGTTCGCATCGCTTCCACCGTTGGCAAGGCTCGCACCAGTCCGCCGAGAAGATAACTACTTCACGCTTGATCGCTTTTGGTTTGTCGCTTGGCGATGGAGCTGGATCGACTGCAACCTCAGGTTCAATCAAAGTATTTGTCGCTTGCTCAAGTTCGCTTATCAACTCACTCGAAGTCGGTGCAATGTCGCATTGGGTAGGATCAACCACCGGCGGACTCTGTGACCAAAACAACAACGCAAAAAACAATAGCACCATAATCAAACCTCCTTGTTTGCTCATCCCAATGGCCTCGACTGCAACCACGATACACTACGCGGCCCAGGTAGGCTCAAGTCACTGATGCCCACTATCGACGTGTACTGATGCTTGCAGAGTGCATCGATAACTGAAGGGGCAATTTCCGTCCAAGAATCGTTATGCGAGTTGAGACGCCAAATGTAGTTGCGTCCCTTGCTGTCTTTGCGTTTGGAGTAGCCGAGCCAAGCCGTTGCGTGCCCGCCTCCACCGCGAAGACTGATCGATTCAAGAACGCCGCTGGAAGCATAGAATGAATCATTCCACGTAGTTCCCGTATGCACCGCACCGCTGCCACTCGCAAGGTACTTGTAAATGTCATCGTAGGATTCCAACCACGTATGCGAACGGATGCGATAGGGTGACGCCTCAAGTCTCATTTGATCGGTAATTAAGCTTCGAGCGTTGTTCGGGTACGGCGTTCGATACGGCAAGGCTGATTCGAGTAGATAGCCAATCTCTTTCGCAACCCTCCAGCCGCCGCTAATTGTTGATCCTGCATCGCGTCCCAGTAGCCCGTCGATCCGTTGCGACTCAAGGTAGGCGAACAGTTGCGAAAACTGACGCGATTCGCTTACGGCTCCGTGACCTAAAGCCAAAAGATACTCACCGCAATTCGTCAGCGAGAAGCCTTGGCAACTTCCCATTGATCCCTGCTTATCGTGCCTCATCAACCGTCGCGGGTCGATTTCATCAGGGGCTGCGAAGTCACGAAGTGTAAACGGCATGGAAACGGAATTGCTTTGCAGTTCGTCGCGTCGCTCTAGCGTTGGATCGTAGCCGGTGAAAAATTCCATCTACCACGCCCCCGCTATGTCTCGATTCAGTTTCGCAATCTCGGACTCTTTACCCTCGAAACTCGCCGGTAGTTTCAGTTCATCGATTGCGTTGTAAACTCTATCCAAAGCTTCTCGTTGCTTCGCTCCAGCATTTGCCGCGATAAACTGCGTCCATTGCTCTTGGTTCACAATCTCCCGCTTCTCGATCTTGCTAGCCGCCTCCAGAAATGCTGCCCTGTATGCCGCTCGAATATTGGGAAGCGTCGATGCTACAACGCCCTTAACGTCAGCGGGCTTTGGATCGACGTTAGCAGGTCGCTGGAACGCAAAGTAGATCGCACCTGCTGCAATGATCCACGGTAGCCAATTCGCTTCCGGCTTACTCATCGTCGCTGCTCTCTGCTTCGATCTCTGCTTCCGCGTAGAGTTGAGCCGCTGAGGGAGCGTTGCCGTATTGGGCCTGCGGAATCGCGGATAAGAATCCGTTTTCCTTTGCCCAGAAGTACAACCTGATCGCCATCTGAACCAGCATGATCACCGTCACCGGATCCAGTCCGTAGACGGTCTTTGCATGCTGTCGATACGCCCTACGGAACGCTTGACGGTCGCCGCCAGTCTCGTTGTAGATTCGGATCGCGTCGTCTGGACGCCAAGCCGTTTCGCATCGCTTGAAGAGACTCACTTTGCCACCTCGTCAGGCTTTGGCAGTGGTCGAATCGAATCGCCTACAATCCACGCTCCAACAGCTAGCACAAGCTGTTGTATCTGATCTTCGCTCAAAGGTACTTTGTCCTTTAAGACAATCACGGCAACCACCGCAGCCGCTGCCCAAAATCTCTTCGACTTGAGTAAGTCTTGCATGTTAACCCTCCCTTGGCTTCCTGCATTGT